GTTTCAAAGCTTTCCCTTTCCATTTCTTCATGTACAATTTCATTTTCTATTTCCTCTATTATTATTAATTCATTTATAAACAGTACTTCATCAATAGGAAGTAAGTCATATGTGACAACTTCGTGATGTTCCTGTTCCATATCCCACACATCCATTAAAGGTTCTATGTCTATGTAGTCTTCGTGTGGTGTAGAATCCCAATCAACCATTCCGTCTTCGTTAAACTGTAAGTCGTCACCAAACCATTCGTCTACTTGTTCTTGTCCAAATTCTTCTACGTCTATTTCGTACCACTCTTCATCTGTGAGTTCCATACCTGCATATGGGTCTTCATCATAACCTCCTCCGTCATGATGCTGTTCTTCTTCATATCCATAATCTACATTACTATCATCAAAGAAAGCCACTGAGTCTTCTTGTGTATACCCTGCACAGAATGGAGCATACTGAGAGTCTTCTTGACATTGTTGATCATCATACGCTTCCCAGTATCTAGGACAATTTATGTCATACAGTGAATCTAAACCGCATTGTTGTGTAAGATAAGCTGCTGCATACCCTGAACAACTCGTATCATTTAATGGGTCACTACAGTCAACACCATTGCCTGAACCTATCCCATATAAACTACCACCATTTTCTAGTGCTGTATTACTAGACGTATCATTCCAATTTGTATTAACACATGTACCTGCAATGTTAGTTGAACCTGTATTACATTCGTCATGAAAAAGGTACTGATATACTTCTGAAGAAGAACCTATCTCACCTATAAGTACATCATGATTAATAATATCTAATGCACCATATCTAAATTCAAAGGTGTCGTTTGTCCAAAGGATAACTTCAAAGCTATTGTCTGAACCACTACGATTGTATTCTCTCATGTTATACCAACCAAAGACTGTCTTATCTGTAAAGCTTTTAGCTAATACTTGCGAGTCATTATCCCTAATTAAGTCTGTCCATAGAGGATATAAGGTGTATGTATGTTGTCCTGTGAGAGGGTCAGGTGTGTAGTCATTACAATATGCACCTGAAGTTTTAAAATGTAAGCAACCATTTGTGGCTACTCTAGCTTGTGTAAATGCTTGACCATAGTAGTCAAACGTAAAGCCAAGATTGAAAGCATTAGAGACTTGATCGTCTCCTGCTGCTAGTGATGTGGTGTTGTCAAGCCCTGTTAAGTCTATAAGACTTTGATTACCTTCATAAATATATGTAGCTGTTAAGTTTAAAGAAAGTAATAACAGACTAATACTAACTGTAAGTGCTGCCGAAAGTTCAAGTAGTTGTTGCCCAACACTTTTAGTTTGAGGCATAGAACTCATTTGCACAGGTTCTTCCTGACTTCTTTTTACCCTTTTCATTTCTTGTAGTTTTACAATGCTTAATATATTTATCTTTTAACTTATCGTAATCAGGTCTATCCTGTCTATTTTCTTTCCATGCTTTAGAAGCTTCCTTACCTATCTTACCTTGATAAGGACACGGAGTACCTGCCATTTCCATTGCACTAAAGACTCTTTCATCTTGACATAGGATAGATACAGAAGCCACCTTCATACCTGTGTCGTATAAGTACTTGGAAAGTTTAAGTCGCTCACAGTTCTCATCTGTTACTGTACCACCTGTAGAGAAACCAAAGACTTGTCCTTGATATGCTCCTGAACGTCCTACTGTACACAGGTCTTGAGAGTATGACATAATACTAGGAGCTATAGCAGATGCCGGAGGTGCTTTAGTTTTGACATTCTGATTTATAGTCTGGGTAGAATTTGATTGGTTAATATTTCTGTTAGTATTATCAGATACGGAATTGTTGCTATTGGTATTACTATTCGTGTTATTAGTCTGGACATTGGAATCGGAAGTAGATTTGTTTACGTTTGTGTTATTGTTTGTACTAGAAGATGTTGAGGTATTATTGTTTGTATTGTTACTCGTATTGTTGACAGTTTGATTAACTGTTGAGTTGTTATTACTAGTAGATGTACTGACATTTGTATTTGAATTAGTATTTTCAGAAGTTGCATTAGAAGTATTTGTATTTACATTCGTGTTAGCATTTGTATTAGTGTTAGTACTGGTATTTGTATTAACATTTGTGTTGTCGTTCGTATTTGTATTAGTGTTTGTATTGTTATTCGTATTTGTATTTACGTTTGTATTGTTATTGGTATTGGTGTTAGTATTTGTATTCGTGTTTGTATTAGTCGTAGTCGTTGTGTTAGTTGTATCTAAACTATTCTGCTCACAGTACTGTTCACCTGCAGTACAATCGCCTGTTTGGTCTGACAGTACAGACATACTTAATAAACCTAAAACTATTGTGCCTAATAATTTTTTCATGCTTCTCCAATTTTAAAATACAAGTTCCCTGTGAAGCTAACAGTAGCGTTCTTTTAGGGTCTTGCTTTTTCTAGTCTAAGTAGTGGTTAGAAAAAATAGTAGTATCCCGACACTACTAAATATATCCAACCAACAATACATATAACGCAGATGCTACTCTGTGCTTTTCCTTTCAGTTGATTTTCCTTCCTTTCTTAATTCGTTCCACCTTAGAAACGATCTTGTCTCTAAGTCCCAAAACAATCCTTTATAACAATTATCTTGCGACTCTTCTTCGTTTGCGAGTCCGTACCAATTCCATCTTCCGTCTGCCACGTCTTTTATTTTCTGTTTCATTAGTCTTGTTTATGTGATGCTCCAAAGTAAAAGCTAATAACTGCACTAGCCAATCCTCCCAAGTAACCGAGCACTAAGTTTATAAGAGCCTCAGAGTTTTGTTCCGGAGGCTGTAAAGTTACTAAAAATATGTAACCCATAAAGCCACCCACTACAGCCACACCCACTATACGTGCTGTCCAGTCTTTACTAAACTTACCTCTAGCATCTTGTATGTCTGCTGTCTCAAGCTTAAATACATCTACATCAAGCTCTTTCATCTGAAGTTCAAAGTCTTGTTCAGCTTTTTTAAGCTCAAGCATCTGTTCAGGCGTAGCTTCTTGTATCGCTTTCTCAATAGCTTTAGGTGTATTGGGTACTCCAAGTACATCCGCTATCATATTCGCAGCCATACCACCCATAGGACCGCCTAAAGTACATCCGCTATCATATTCGCAGCCATACCACCCATAGGACCGCCTAGTGCAGTACCTATTGTAGGTGCAACTGCTCCTATTAAACCCTTTAACATATCTTTCATACTTCTTCGTCCTTATATATTACTTCCATTAAATCCTCAAACATGTTTCTAAAATCGTCTAGGCTCATGAAAGGCATATCTTGTTTTACTTGGTGCATGCAGTACTGTCTGTAGCATCCTTCCAATTGATCTTCTAAATATAATATCATTATAGGGTTGTTATGTTAATTTGTCAATAGCTAGAACAAAATCTTCTACTCTAACCGGTGTTTGTTCTTTCCATTTCGATTGTCCGTCCTTGCCTGAACCTGTCGAGACTTGACGTATTGCTTCAGCATAGTCTTTATTTCCTAAAGCTCTATAGGCTGATGGGAATTTATTCATCCATCTTGTGCCCAGTTGAAAGTTTACTGAGCCTAGTGCAACTATAAAGTCTGTATCTTCTATATGTAAGTCTTGCATCTGTTGAGCAGCAGCTTCCCATGCCATTGCAGCATCTTGTCTAAGCCATTCATCTCTTTGCTCCTGAGAAACTCTATCACCTACTTGATAGAATTTACATTCTCTTTCAGTCAACAAGTGCCCAACACCACAAGTAGGTTTACCAAGACTGTCAAGATAAACATATTCTACGTTACCTTCTCTAAGTTCAAGGTGTTCTAGGAAGTGGTTGTATTTCATTGTGCATCAATTTCTTTTAAATAGCTTTCAAAATCTTCAACAATAATAGGCATTGCTTGTAATAATTGTTTTTCAACTTGTTTAGGATTTTTAAAACGACTTGCGTATCTTCCAATTCTAAATTTTACTTGATCAGTTAATTTTTTATCATTAAAATTACCGCCTGCTAATTTATGTTGTAATCCGTGTGCTAATATTTCTTCTGTTAAAGGAGAAAAGAAATTTTTACCATATTTTTTTAAATCTTTAGGTAATTTTTCTTTTAATCTTTTTTCTCTCTGTTCTTTATACCCAGATCGTTCATCGGCTCGATGGATAATTTCATGTACTTGAGTTTCTTCTGGAGTACTATCGGTACGTCCTAAATCATAAGTCATACTTTGATATTTTAATTTATCAGAAGACGGACTATATGTTCCTAAAGTTTCAGCACTTACACTTGTACCAGTATCAATTACACTAGCGTTTTTGTTTGACGACACCTGTAATCCCATTTGTTTATCATACAAAACCTGACCGCTTCCCTCTGGAGCTAATGGACGTAACCCATACCTATCAATTAATTCATTTCCAGTTGTAGCAATAAATCTAGGATCACGATATCCTTCTCCCATCATTTGATTCATTTGAGCTTCTTTTGATACTAGTCTATTTTTACTTATAAATTCTTCTAGGTCTTGTAGTTTTTCTTTATATTCTTTTTCACGAGAAACTCTTCCACCTTCATTTTTTTTTAATCTTTGTAAATTTAAAATTTGTTCTTCTGTTAAACTTTTACTGTCTTTAAAAGTTTTAGATATACCTTTTGATATGTCGTTTAATCCATCAGTAAATCCTTGAATAATATCTTTAAAAGATTCTGTGGCTTCTTTTGGTTCTACTTTAGAAGGTTCATTAAAAAGTTCTTGATACTCCTTTTTACTTAACTTAACTTCATCTCCTTTAGCAAAACCAAGTCTAGGTGTCTCATAAATAGATGTATAAGGCTCTCCAGTAAAAGGATTAATCCGTTCTTCTGGCTCTTCTTTAGTGTAAGGTACATCTTCTGACCCTTCAATTAAACCTCCAATAACTTTTTGAGTTCTTACAGTTTCAAAAAATTCTTCAGCTTCAGATTCTTGTAAAGGAGTTCTACTTTTTTCTTCGTCTATTAAAACTGGTAATGAGCTTAAAGTTTTTTCAAGTTCGTCTAATCTAATAAATAAAGCATACGCTTCATTTTGTAAATTAGGAGTTTCAAGAATTTTTTCTTTCATTGTTTCTGTCAATATTAATGGAGTAAAAAAATAATTATTTGGTAAAAATGAAAATATATCTCGTCTTGAAATTCCACCTTGACTTAATTTTGAAAGGGTAGGAATACCTAATCTATCTGCTGCATGAGATATGGTATGTAATTCTTTATAAGCTTTATAGTATTTTTGATTAGTATCTAGCCAATTTTGTTCAAATTTGTCAGGTCCAATATCTGATTTAATAGAATCATATAATTCTGATCGCAAACTAGACTGTCTCTTTTTAAAATCAGATATTTTAAATTCATAAATATTTTCAATATATTCTTTATTTAAAGGCATACCTCCAAATCCAGTAACCCATTTTATTAAAGCATCTGTTTGATAAATATCTTGACCAAATTCTGTCTTATCTTGTCCTAATTTTGTTCCAAGATATTTTCCTGTATCAGTTAATGTTCCCGGAATCAAAGTTTCAAATAAGTTAGCTAACACAATTTCAAAATTATCACCATCTCGTCTTCCTAATTCTTGATCATATCGTTGACTAGAATCAAATGGATTCTTCAGTATTTTTCCGTCAATAGTTCTACCATTATTTATATATGCAGTTATTGTTTCTTGTGTTAATGATTCTCCAAAAAACGGAGTAAAAATTTCATCAACTAAATCTAACCAATATTTTTCTTGTTGTTCTTCAGTTAAATCTTGATTTAATGCAATGTGTAATGCAGTTTGAAAAGGTTTTCTTGGAAAATCAAAAGCATCCCAAGGAGTTATATTGTAAACTATAGGTACACCCTCTTCATTAACTGTGTAAACTACATTATCATTTTGCATCCATTCTGGTAAAAAAGGTTTTAAATCTTCAATTAAATCTTCACCAACCCCATATGCATAGTTTGCTACAGATGTTGCAGCATATCCACCTCCCATACCTGCTACTCCAAATCCAGTTAATCTATCTAGTCCTCTTTTTGCTTTTAGTTTACTTGCTTCTGTTGCCCCTAATGATTGTAATGTTCTTGCTTCAGATAGTTCTGTAAAACCTTGAACTGGAATTCTATACGCTAATCTAACAGACTCAGATAAAAATGAAAAGAAAGTACCAATTACAGGAACTGCTCTTAGTTCTTTAAAATATTCTGGAACTAAATCATAATTAGGAAGTCCGTTTCGTGTAAGTCTTCCTGCTTCATTTTGTACTGCTTGATCGGTAGATAATCTAAATTTATTAAATTGTGATCCTTCTGGTAAAGATTTGTTAAAACTTGAAAGATACTTTTTTTCTTGTTTATACATATTAATTTTCCACATATCATCTTCTGCAATATAAAGCTCAGTTACTTTTTCGTCAAATTCAGGTATTTTTTTAATAACAGGAAGTCTTCTTAAATATTCAACAGGTTTATCAAAAATGTTTCTTATAAAATTAATCTCAGAAGCTTCTCTACTTAAATTTTTTAAATCATTAATAACAGCATTTTTATTAAGAACTCCTTGTCCAGAAAATTCTTCTATTAATTTTTGTCTTTCAGGATTAGTGCTTCTAGTTAATTGATCAGATACACTACGTAAAGATTCTTGAAATGTTTTTGGATTTAATAATGTAAATCCATTAGCTGCAGTTATTTGAGCACCACCAAAAATATTTTTTAAATGTGTAGTAAATCTTCTTGTAGTAGCAGATTTTTGAGCTTGACTTTTTAAAAATAATAAACTTCTCCATATATTACCAACAACACCTTTTTCAGGAATAAAACTTGACAAACCTTGCTCATATCTTGTTGTGTAATATTCAGCTAATTGAGGAGTTGTATATTTTCCAGATAAAACTCCATAAGGTTGAACTTTAGCATCTTTTATAAAAGGAATTTGTTCAGTAAATCCGGGAATATTATTTTTATTATAAAAATAAATATTTTTTCCATCTTTATATGCTTGATTATGAAATTTAGTATCCTCTACAAATTGAGATATTTTTTTCATAGAGATTAATAATTTATCTGTTGGATTTGTAACCTCTCCAAGATAATTTTTAATAGGCTGTGGAATTTCTTTTTTTGTTTCTAATAATCCTGTTCTAATTTGACTAAAACTTTCAAAGCCTTTTGCTAAATTTGCAAATTGTCCTTTACCTCCTGCAAGTTTATCCATTTCTGCTTGCACAGTAAGCTGTAAATCTGCTTTGTTTATATTAGGATTATTTTTTAATATTTCTTTTTTTACAAATTTTCTAGCTTCATTAGTAGCAGACACAGTTGGAGTGTAGTGAGCATCTTCAAATAATTTATAACTTTCACGCACATAAAATCCAAGTTGATCTCTAATAATTTCTTTATCAGCTATTGGTACATCTTCTATATCTAATAATAATTTAGATAACCTATCTTGTAACTCTCTAGCTTTTAAAATTGGACCACGAGCTTCTTTTGGAAATATTTGTATTTTTTTTAAAAATTGCTCTTGCTGTCTAATAGGGGCTTTACTTCCTTTAGATGTAATGATTCCGGGAACTCTGTAATCTGTAAATAATATTTTATTAATATTATCTATAACATCATCTTTATTTCTACCAACTGCTTTGTAAATATCTTCAATTGCTTTTTCAAGATTTCTTCCAGTATGATCAATAGTTGAATCCCATTTTTCTTTAGTAAATTTTGTATTTAAAAATTTTTCATGTAACTGTTTAGTTCGTCCTCCTCTACTACTAAAAGTTTTACCAAGAGCATTTGCAGTATTGCGTACAATGTTTACAGTACTTAACTTATATCGATCTAATCCAAGACCACTTAAAGAATTAATATCTCCCATATCAAGATCAGACTGATCAGCAAGTTGTCGTTTTGTTTGCTCTAAAATAGATTCTTTTCTTGCACTAATACTTTTTTCTTTTAAATAATTATCTTGTTGTTTTAGTCGTTTAGTTTTATTTATAAAAGCATTTGCATATTCTGGACCTTTTTCTTTAATTGAATCTAAAGCTGTAATTAAACTTTTTTTAATTTGATCTCTATTTCGAATAGCTCCTTCTGCAAATTGAAATGCTCCTGTTAATAATAAACCTTCCGCTAATAGCCCTACTCTATTTTGGAGTTCTGTTTTTTCTTGACTAGACTTAATAGGTTCTAACATATACTTTTCAAGATTGCTAAGTACACCTACTTGATTGTCATCAATCATATCTCCTAGCACATTTGCTAAGTTTTCTTCGTATGGATTAAGAGATAATTGAGCAGCAGTTTCTCCTCTAGCAACAAGACCGGCTGTAGCAACAGTTTTAGGGGCAACTGTTTTAACTTTTTGAACTACGTTTAAAGCTTGTAAAGGTTTAGTAATCTTGCCAAGTCCTGCCATACTAACTGCAAATGAACCAATATCTCTTGTTATTTGTCCTGCAGTTGATTCGGGTTCGGCAATCGTAACAACTTCTTTATCGCCTCTTTGAGTTCGAATTACATTTTCTTTTCCAACAATTCCAGAATACAGTTGTTCTAAAAAATCTTCAGTTTTGAAAATTTCTTCTTGTGAGGGATCAGTAAGGAGTCTAGACAATTCAATGCCTTCACGTACAACTTGAGAAGCTATTCCTGCTCCTGTACGTTTAGCTTCTTTTTTACCTTCTTCTGTTAAGGATTGATATATATTAAAAGGACGTGTTGGTATTACCATAATATTAAATACCTAATGCTTGATCAACAATATCTTTTCCACTTGCATATGCTTGTGCTCGCCATTCTTCAATTGTTTGTCCATTTGCTTCTAGTAGTTGTTTTAGTTTTGGACCTTCAATAGGATCGAGTTCTGTATTTAGAATACTACCTAAAATTGCTTTATCTGCAACACCCATTGTAAATGTTTGTAATTGTGCTCGATAAAAAGCTGCAGTTTGTGTCTCTCCTTTTTGCATAGCATTGTCATAGTTTCTTAAGGCTTTATTAAATTTAATCGTAGCTTCATCTCCTATACCAGAGGCTAACTCAATCTTTTCTTTTCTCCCTTGTGTATACTCTGGAGTTGGTATAATCGCTCCAGTTTTTGCATCAAATAATGCAGAGTTACCTTTATTTATTTCTTTATAAACTTGATCATATTTGATTCCAATTAGCTCTATTTCTTTTGTAACTTGATTAATATTACGATTTACATTACTACTAACTAATGCTCCTTTTAGATCATTTAATGTATACTTTGTATCTTTTTTAGCCTTACTAATCGTATCAATAGTATCGTTTGCAATTGTTTCATTTTTAATGTTTTTATTAATATATAAAATTGCTTCTTGTTTTGTAAAATCAAATTCATTAGGATCACGAGCTAGTTTAATTGCTTCGTCACCATAAAATACATCTCCTTTTAACAGTTTTTCAAAAGAAGCTTGTGTAGCAGTATTTTTAGCTGTTTCTCTTTGCGTTTTAGTTAATTCTTGTTTTCTATCACCAGTAACATAATCCCATGCTTTATGAACTAAACTAACATTTTTTGGAGCAGATATGCGTTCTTGTTCTGAAACATAATAATCTTCAAAAGGTTTAAAGAACTGTTCTTTTGTTAATTTTTTCTTTACATCACCAGTTTTTAATTTCTCGTTATGTAAATTTAACATGGCAGTTTCATACTCAGAAACTTCGTTGTTTTTAAATGTTCGTTGTGATTCAGTATCCAATTTAAAATTTGGATTAACTTTATTAAATTCTGCTTCAGATTTTAATTTAAAATAATTTGGATTATTTTTAAAATTTTCATCTTCGGTTATTAATTTATTGTATGCATCCCACTTTGCAGTTACATTAGACTGCTCAAAAGTTCTGTCTCTTTCTAATTCTTTTAATTGTTTTACTACATTAGATTGCATTTTACTTTCTTTTGCATTAAAAAATAAACTAGCAAGCAATACGTTACGTGCTCGGTTATCACTTTTTCTATTACCAGTAATGTAAGCAGATGCAATATCTGCAAAACTTGATCCTGAACTTCTTCCTAATAAACTTTTGTAATCGTCTGCCATATTATTTCTCTCTTGATAATAAACTTTCTTGTGGGTCTTGTTTTACTCTTTCTAATAAACTTGGCGAAAGAGTTGTTTCTTCAATAACTTCTCTTACATCTTGAGGTACAGATTGCGGACTTACTCGATTAGCTGCTTCTTTTCTCAATCTATCTAACTGATTAATTCCACTTGTTATAGTATTAATTTGATTAGCTGTATCCATTTCTTGTGGACCTTCATCATCTCCTGCTTCTAGTTGATATTCTATTTCTGCTTTTTCAGCTAATGCCATAATCATATACATAGTCGGCTCCATTAATAACATCATAGTATCAGGACTCCACTTACCTTCTAAAAATCCTGAATACAAAGTTATGGATGCTATATCAATTACTCCAACTCCATTGTTTAAAGACATTAACATATTTGTTGTAGTTTCTGGAACTGTTAAATTTTCGAACACATACAACATTGCTTCTTTAGGACTAGCATATTCGGGAGGCTGCTCCCATCTATAAGGTTGATCCGGAGAGTTTGTTAAACTTTGTCCGGGAATAGGTCTTCCTCTTTCAAGACTACCTTGAATAAAATTAATTGCTTTTTCTGAAACTGCCATAGTATTGTCCTGTATTAACCATACATCCTTGCTTGTTCTTGTAAATAGAAAGGAGATAAAGTTCCGTAAAGTAAACTTTGTTGTGCTTGTTGAAAATTTTGAATACCTGATTGTGGCATAGATGTATTTAAATCTGCCATGTATGCTGCTTGCGTTTGTTCTTGTACTGGAGCAGGCATTATTCCTCCTCCTATAAAAGGTTGTTCAGGAGTTCCTGAAACTGCATCTAGTGCTACATTTGTGACAACACTTTTAGTAACATCAGGTACAAAATCTTTACCAATATATTCTTTAATTCGTCTTCCTCCGTCTGGAGTAAAAAAATCTTTTGTTTTATCTACTAAAGTTTTTGAACCAGTATCAGCAACAGTTTTAGCTGCATCTGCAGTTTCAAATAAAACTTGTTCTTTTCCAATAGCATCACCTGCTACTTTACTTGGATCAATTTTTGGAGCAATTTCATTTACAGCACTTGTGACATCGCCTTTACTAAACGGATTTAATTTATTTAATCCCGTTTGCATACTTTGAAACCATTGAGTCTGTCCAAACAAAGCATTTGCTCCTCCCCAAAATATCATAGATAATCCAATACCACCAAGGATTCTACCTATTTTACTACTAAAAAGTTTTTTAACACCTTTTTTTATTTTTCTTCCAACTTTTCTTAAAAATCCCATTTGTTTCTCCTATCCTAATCCTAATCCTGATCTATATGAATTACCTAATGATGTCAACAGACTATTTAAATAATCATCATACCTTTCGCCCGGCTTACCTTCATTAGCAATTGCTGTAGAAATAATCTGAGCTTTTCTATTTTCTTCATTTTCTACTGATCTAAAATCAAAGTCTGCTTGATCTCTTAATTCTTGTCCTAAGAATGCTAAAGATTGTGAAGACATGCTAAAAGCATTCATTGCATTTTGCATATTAACTTGATTTTGTGCAGCAGTATTTAAGGTATTTGTTTGTCTTCTATATTGTACATTAGAGGCTTCAACTGCTGCAGCATTCTGAGCATTCCATTGATTTTTTGCAAAGTCTTGTTGTGAATTAAACTGTTCTACTTGAGTAAGTAATTGAGCATTAAATTTATTTACATCAGCTTCTCGATTTGCTCGTCTAGCTTCTGCAGCATTTTGTTGAGTTGCATTAAACTGTTCTACAGCATTCATTTGTGAAGTATTATATTGATTTATATTTGCTTCTAAACTTGCCATAAATTGATTAGTTTGATTTTCGCTAGCCGAATTAAATTGAGAAGCAGCGTTTTGTGCAGACTGATTAGACAATACTCTTTGTTGTTCTTGTTGAGCTTTTAATACATTTGCTTGCTGTTTATTATTTAAATTTGCCATGTCCATACTTAAAAAGGCTTGAGCATTTCTCATTTTTGTTTGTTGATTAAAACTAGCTTCTGTTAAATTTGCTTGAGATAATAAAGCAGCATTTTGTAAGACAGCTTGTTGATCATTATTTGTTTCTGTTAAAGATACTGTCTGTAAAAATTTACTATTAAATAAACTAGTCTGTTGATCTGCACTAAATTGTGCCATATCCATTTTAAAAACATTATCAGCATTTTTTAAAGCAGTTTGCTGTGCTCTTTGTGCATTTGCTTCTGACTCAGCAGCCTCTATGCCTCTTTGTTGTGTTGCTGCTTGTTGTAGTGCAGATGCATTACTTTGAGCAAGAGGCATCGCAGCCTGTATAATAGAATTAAATAAAGCATCTCGTCCTACAGTAGAAGCACTTAAACCTCTAGCTGCTAACATTTGTTCAACTTTAGCTACTGCAGGAGCAGCCCAGACAGGTATTTCTCCATTTTCTATTCCTTCTAATAAACCATTTAATTGACCTGTAACTAAAATATCTTTATCAACTCCGGCTAATATACCTCTTTCTTCTTCTGTAAAATCTGTAAGTCTTTCTTCAAGAGCTTCTATATCATCACCAATCTCAGTAATTTGATCTTCTGTAAGACCTGCATTTCTTAATTGTTTTTTAGCTCTAGTAATTTTTCTTAAACTTGTACCTGCATTAACTGCTGCTGTAGATTTTGCACCTTCACTAAGAGTACCTGTAACTTTTTCAGCTAAAGCTCCTTCTGGTATTTCTACATCTGCTCCTTCAATTGGAGGAGTTCTTTCTACTCCTGCAGCTTCTGCAATAGCATTATCTGAAACTGTGCCTTCAGCAGCTTGCACATCTACTGTTTCATCTACAGTTGTCGCATCCATTTTAGCTGCGGTTACAGTCGTTGGAGTTTCAGCTTGTGCAACATCTGTTACTGTAGAAACTGTCTCTGTTGTCGGCTGTGCAGCAGTACTACCTACAACATCTGTAGGGTCTGCCATTTCTGTTTTTGATTGTTTTGTTAAAGGATCATCTGCATCTACTTTAATAGCATCAGGTATTTTAGCAGTATCTGGAACTGTACCAGCTTTAGCTTTTTCCATAGTTTCTGCAGTACGCGAAATTCTTTCTTTTCTTTTTTCAGGATCAACTATAGGATCAGGCTCATCTCCAATTTCACCTTGTTTTTTTGCTGCTGCTTGTCTAGCTTTTAATTTATTATACTCCTCAGTCATTTTTTGATTATATGCTGTCGTAGATTCTGATTCTGTTGTGCCTGAACTAGTATCTGGTGGAGGGTTATTTTCTTGATAAGTTTTTGTAAACGCTTCTTTAGATGCAGCTTCTGCTTCATCTTCAGCACCAGTCTTACGTTCAGATTCTCCTCCACTATCATAACCTACACGACCACCATAAGTATAGTCTTGTCGAGTTCCTTTATTATACCTTTTTCTTTGTTTCTTTTTATTCATTATTTAACCTCGAAAAGCTTGTCAAGTTTCTCTTCAATTTTGTCTAACGTATCAAACACTCTAGTCATATCATCCTTTAGTTCTTGTTTGGTTACGTATTCTTTTGCCAT